TAAAAAGGCTTCCAAGGCTCTGAAAGCTGAAGAGCCTACACAGCCCCCTGCTGAGGCTCCTGCAGCCTCTGAAGCCGTTGCAGAAGACGGTGTCATGCTGTCGCTGTCTGAGCAGATGGCAAAGCGTGAGAGCCTTGCTGCACAGACTGAAGAGGCTCTGCCGTCTCCTACAGCGCCTGAGAGTGCTTACAACTTCCCCAACAAAGCTTTCAGCGACGAAGACTACGCTGCTGCTGAAGCTTATTTGAAAGACAACAACACTGCCAACGTCTTCAACGCGAAGAAGCTTGATGACGAAGCCTTCGCTAATGAGCTTCAAAGCACGGCGGCATGGCTCAAAGGCATTCCGTATAAGGAACAGCCTCCGTTGCCGTATAAGCCGAAGGAATTCACTCCGTCTGAAGAGGTTGGTGCTGACTTCAAAGCAAAGCCGATGGTGGATGTTGAGGATGTTCCTGATCCTCAAGTGAAGCCAGAGCTTCTTAGTGGTGATCTGAACAAAGTGTCATCAGAAGACAATGTAAGGAAACGCGACAGGGCACTTGAAGGCATTCGTAAATATCGGGAATACAACTATTCGCGTATTAAACGAATGTCAGATACTGAGAGCTTTGATGACGCTGTCATTGGTGTTGCTCAAGGCGAGTTCAGAGCGAAGTATGGAAGAGAAGTTGATGTAGCTGTTCGCAAGGATCAACGTCTGCTAACTAGACTGTTGAAGTCTAAGCAGGAAGAGCTTGATGGGTTGCGTAGGAAGTATAAGAATGTACCGGATAAGGTGCTGTATCACGGCAACAACCCGGAAGCAATTGCTATAGTTAAGAGCGAAGGCTTTGCAAGACCTTCTACGTTTATGGGCGGTGGGCACGATGAGTTGAAGGTGGGTGCTCCTTCGCTCACCAGCGACCTGAGTCTCAATCTGAAAAGTACCAGATTCGGTGGTAAAGATGCGGAAAACTACGTGTCTTACAAGTTGCCGTATGCTGAATACATGTTCTCACGTGTCAACATGACACCAAAGGAATATGAGGCTAAAGACCTCAACACCATTGCTAAGACAATTACTGGTACTCCGAGACAGATTCGTCCGTTGTCTTTGCCGAGAATGGAGATGTACGAAACAGAGTCTGCTATGCCAGAGATGGACAAGCTTCGTCGTCGCCCTGATGTTCAGACACGTGCTGATGTTGAAGAGAAGATTCCTCAATATGAGCAGTATAGGGATCGTCAGAAGAAAGCCGGTGAAACGTTAACAGACTTAATGAGGTCTACAAAAACGGAGATGGATCAGAAGCAGGCTCTTCAGACATACGCTGCAACTAGAGAATATCTCAATGCCATCTCTAACATGGGTAAGCTAACGTCTGTGAAGACCGGCATGGGGCAAAGCTACAACGCTGCTCTCAACATGTTGTACGACAGAACACCGCTCATCAAAAAAGCTGCTGAAACTCTTCGTCAAAATAAAGCTACAGGAAAAGCAGACAACATGGATGTGTTGTACAAAGCGTTGCAGGATGTCAATAACAATGACACCAAAGCTGCTGGTCGGGTGATTGGCATTACGTCTAAATTCAACAGAGGTGGTTTAGTAAGCCGCAAATGAAAGAAGCCGCTTTACAGCGGCTTTCTCTTTGGTGCCCCGTGACAGAATCGAACTGCCAACTAAGGATTACAAATCCATCGTTATGCCATTTAACTAACGGGGCTTATTCTGTTGAATGCGATAGAGGTTGTCGAAGTAGGCGCAGTTGAAACCACGCTGCCACTCCTTTCCCTTCAAGCTATCAAGATTGTATTTGCTGGCAATCCAGCCGCGAGAGAAAGCGTAGTAGCCTTCTTGAAACGCGAACATCGACTCTTTCGAGATGAAATGGTCTTTGTCGAAATATGACTTCATATCCTTTGCCTCAACTGTGAAATAGGAAGATTGTAACAGTCTGCTTTGACGACATACTTGTTGTCGTCATCCATCGACCCCTTCTTCATAAATACAGCCTCTTTGAAGAACAGGTCTTTCTCAATTACGCCACACCACCAAGCTGTTGTCAAGTCTTTCTTCACTCTAACGAATGCATAAACATCGCATTTCTGAGATGTGTTGAAACTGGCAACGCTATTGCTGTAGTGCGGCAGAGGTGCTACAGACGTTGACTTTGTCTTCACATCAACACGTATGTCATCAACAAGAATGTCGTAGTCATATGTGTTGAGATGAATGACATGTCGCTGATGTAGCTTTTTGAGTACATGTACTGCTACTTCTTCTCCTATAAAGCCAACTAGATTGCCCATGCCCATAGTGATGCTGTTCTGGAGTTGTCCCATCTCCTTAGCTTTGGCACGGGATCGATTGATCATTGCATCTGTTATCTCAACTTCAATCATCATTAAGCTTATCCCGTTCATAAAATTCACCGAGGTAGATGGTGCAGAACGGAAGCTTGATGAGAAGCCCTACATAGCACAACAACACCGTCGCTTCGTCTTCATTGCTGTTCTTCCCAGCACGATAGCAAATGTCTTCGTTGTGTTCAACGTCAAAACCAAAACCGAGTCGTGGGCGAATTACCAAGTCCATTATCTTCCTTTCTTAAACTGCTTTTCTACATCAGTCAATGACACCACAGGATCATCTCGCTGTAGTTCTTCTTCAAAGGCAATGACAAATTCCTTTGTGATGCCCGAACGAACAATGTCGTCGCGAGTGAACTTGATGAAAGCAGTGTCTTCGATGCCATAGCGTGACGCAAGCTGTTCCAGATATGTCAAGCCATCCATGCCAATTCTAACATCGGTTTGTGTGCCGCTATTATCACCGCAGAATATCATCTGACTGCCTTCACCAATACGGGTGACAAGCGCCTGCACCTCTGGCACAAACAACGATTGAGACTCATCAACAATGATGATGGTGTTTTCCCATGAGCGTCCACGAATAGTTTCAAGTGAACATATCTCAATGGTCTTCTGCTTCAGATGTATCTCTGTTGTGGCTTTGCCGAGGAAGTCTTCGAAGTAGTCAATCATCTGCTGATAGTAGGGCATCAGCTTCTCGTCCAAGCTACCCGGTAGGAAGCCAATAGAGCGCCCTGCAAGGGGCTGATAGGCTCTAATCAGTATCACCCTACGTACTTCACCAATGTGAAGCTTGTAGGCGGCATGCCAGCAGGCAATGATGGTTTTGCCTGTACCTGCACTACCCGTTGCAGCTACGAGTGTGTTGTGGTTGAGGGAGTGAATAAGTTGTTTCTGCCTTTCGTTTCTAGCAGACAACATCGGGAAATCAAAACGAATGAACTTCTCTTTCTTGACACGTTCTGCAACGGTCTTTGCTGCACGTTTCATTAACACCTTTCATGTGAAAAAGCCGCTGAAGGTTTCCCAGCAGCGGCTTTGTTATATCACCAGTGTATTACCTAACGGGACATACACCCCCTGCACATTCTCCATCATCCAGACCGATATTCGCTTCGTCAATGCGAGTGATCAGTTTCGTTTTTGTCACAAGTTCATTATATTCTTCTTCTGTAATCTCGGTCAAAGGTGCCTGCTTAAAACCGTGTTCGCTATGCAGCAGGAACGACAAGCTCTTATGAGCATTCTTGTAATACTTCTTCAAGTATTTGCGAATCTCAGGAAGCTCTTCCTTGCGATAGTAGACAGTGCAGCTAACGCTGTTGTCACTCCAGTTTTCTTGCAGCCACTTGATGGTTTCAAGCTGATCCAGCGCTGTCATGTCCTTAGCCAGCACAGCGTGATCGGGATGACGGAACGGGAATGACACCACCACCGTGCTGCGATCTTCGCTGCCGTCGAAGTTCTGTTGATACTCAACGTGGTAGTTGTGATCGCGACACACTTGCACCAGCGGATGATTGCTGCTGATGCGGATGCGCCTGATCATGTAACGAGCATACGCAGGATGACAGCCGGGAGTGACACCGGGCAACAGAGACAGCGTACCAGACGGCTTCACCGTCGTCAGCTTCACCGAGATGGGGAAGTTGTTGGCTTCGCTATATTGCTTGTCATACTGACGAAGCTCTTCGTATGCCTTACGCAGCCAGCTCTTCTGCTCCTCAGTGCATTGCATGACACCAGTGATGCCGATGCCCATACGCATGTTGGCATGCACAATGTCTTCTGTCGTCTTCAGATGGCACGGCAGAGCCAGCGAATGCTTGTTGACGCGATAGAGCAGCTTCGCCACATCAACAAATTCTTCGTATGAAGAGATGTTGGGCAGGAAGATTTCAGCGAGGCAACAAGTTTCTTTGTCAGCAAGGCTCTGTTCAGCACATGGGTTGTAGCCCTGCACCTTCGGATCGGGATAGCGAGTGTCACCAAGCAATCCAATCTTTCGAGACAGCTTCAAATTGATGAGTCCATAAGGCTCACCCTTGCCTTCATAGCCATCCCAGAAGAATTCGTGAAGGTCGGTCACATCATTACAGACAACGCTGTTGTTCGACATCGCCCGCCATGACGGAATGTTGCCCATGTCCCAGCGCTTTGCCAACAAATATTCGACGTCATCAGGATCGCCAATGGCAATCTGTGCAGAGCGACGGACGTTGCCAGCAACAACGACAGCGCCAATGATGTTCATCATGTCGAGAGCATCAACGGGACGAATCTTCTTGCCAGCACGTTTCTCAATCACCTTACCAATCTCGTTGATGCCCCACACCAAATCTTCAGGACC